AAATCAGTATCTGAGATTATTGGATTAGCAGATAGAAAATTAGGTACAGCATATATACCTCCTAAATCACCGGTGTATATATTACTACTAAGGTCAGCGCTATTTGTACCTAACCCTAATATCTTTTTAAAATTTTTATTATAAATATCCAGTGGTATAATTATACCTGATAATGAACTATAATCTTTATTAAAACTGTAATTCATTCTATGTGTTCTCTACAATAATATTGGATAGTATCGATTTATTTGAAAGGTATGGGTATTTAAAAAATGGTAATTTTAAGTCACTACCAATTATTTTTATATCGTTATTAGGATATATAGGGTTATAAACAACAAGACTAATTCCTTCAACTTCATTATCATTAACATTATTAATAACACGCCTTGTACGTATATCTTCAACCCCATCTATATTAAAAATTTGATTGCTTATATCTTTTAGACTTATTAAACTACCTAAATTTAAACTTTCAAAATAGTTTATAAATATATTGTTTATTCTTTCTTTTATTGATTCAGTACTTGAATTACTTAACACATTTCTTTTTATAATTAAAAACGACTCACTAGATATATCTTTTGTTAGTGTTCTATCTGCATTACTTCTTACCCCTAAACCAAATGAAGTATATACTGGGTCAACAGGTACTATATTAATATTAGCTTGTTGTTGCTCTTTAAATGAATTTATAATTGAAGACTTTTGTGAAGTTGAAACAAAATTAAGATTATCATTTTCATCTACATTATTAAATTTAGAGACTAAAAATAAGTAAATATTATTTATTTGATTAATTGAATTAAAATTAATCTGGTTAAATAAAACTCTACTATCATCATTAGGTTTATTTAACCCGATATTTAAAAAATAATTTAAATATTGATCAACATAGTCATCGTTATTAACAACGTTAAATGATTTTAAAACTTGTGAAAAATTAGTTAATAAAAAGTCATTATAATCTTTTATTGTCACGACTCTATTCTGTAATTGAAAGTTTTTAGCTGCATTATTTCTAATACTTTCAGTATCTTCCTTTTCTACTGGTGTAGTTGATTGAAGACTATTTGAAAAATTTAAATATTGTAGCTGCTGAGTAGTTATAAAATTAAATGTATTGTTGTAAATATCTTGACTAATTTGATTAAATCTAGGAGTTACAAACAAATTTAAGTTATTACCATCCAATACTCCTGGTGATATTACACCTGCTTCCCCTGAACTTTGGATATAATATATAAGAACGTTATCCCCTACGTTAAGTTTTTTACCAAAAACCCCGTTACCAAATTTAAATTCATAAAGACCATTTTCATTTAATCTCTTTTCAAATACAGTTGAGTCAGAATTTTCTAAAAATAAACTAGTTGTTTCAGTAAATTCAATTATTTTCTTAGTATCAGCATCTTGCACGTAAATACTAATCGAACTACTATCTACATTAATTTTTAAGTTATCATCTTTACTCTTAACAGCTAATATTACAGATTCAAAATCTTCCCCTAACGCTGTTATCTGAGGGAATTCAAAATATTGTCCTTCTCTTAAAATATTTTCACTAGAAAAATTCTTTAAATTTTGATTACCTATTACAGTTTTATTAAAAGTACTATCATTAATAAATGAATAATATACACCACCTACAACGAAATAACTATATCTTTTAATCGTATACGCATCCACCGGTAACAAACTACTCGCTTCTAAATTAAATGAAAGTAACGAAGTCTGGTAACCTTTAGGTTTATAATCAATTAATTTAACGATTCTATTCATATTTTCATATATGTTAGTATCGGTAAACATCGATTCAGCAGATGTTTGATTGAGATAAAATAAAAGTAAATGGTAACTGTATGCAATTACATCAATAATAGATGACATATTACTACCTTCAAAAGACTGGTCAGTATATACATTACCTTCATTCAATCTTGTTTGAATAAGTTCTTTTAGTGATTTTGCATCAAAAGCAGTATAACTATTTCTTGATAAACTAAAATCAGTTAAATTTTCCTTCGCCATAAATATATTTAATTAATAACTATAGAAACCAGATTTGTTTAATCTGCCTTTTATATTAAGTGGGTTATTGTTAAATTCGGGTATATTAATTGTTATGTTTAATTCATATTCCCCTGTTCCGATATCTGCTATAACTTCTATTTCAATTACTTGAATTCTAGGTTCAAAACCAACAAAAGTATTATTTATAGTTTCACCTATAACTGTAGCTCTAGCTTTCGACACCGGTAAGAATAAAAGATCACCAAAATTCATACCAAACTCAGGGTTTAATATTTTTTGACCTGGAAAGGTGGTTATTAAGTTAATTAATGAGTTTCTAATAGCTTCAAAATTAACTGAAGTATTTAAATCTTTTAAATTTTCAGGACTATGTAATTCATTTCCTTTAACTATACCTACGTTTACATTTAAATTAAGATCTCTATAGATAACATCATTAGTTTTTTCCCTTACAGGTTCTAAAATATTTAGTTTTATAGGCATATAAGTATTTAGTAGAAGTTATTATGTACTGATAAAATTATATAAAGTATTATTTTTATCTATTAAATTAAATACAAACTTACCATTGTTAGTTTTTTGTCCGTTTATAGCTTTTAACCCTAATGGTGTTAGGTCAGAAATTAATTTAATAGCTACTAAATTAATAGTAGTAATTCCTCCATGTTCATAATACAATTTTATAGAACCTGTCGATGATATAGTATCATTAAAAGATGTATAAGTATGTTTAAAATTATCTAACTTAAGTGTATTATCAGCTAATTGATATTTTGAATATAAAATATCGCTATTGTTATCACCGTAATCTATTTCCGCTTTATATAAACTAATACTACCCGATAATTGTGTTACGTTTTGTAAATCAAAATTTATATCAGTTGTACCTGAGTATGCAAAAGTAACTGTTCTTGAAAAATCATCCACCGGAAAGGATAAAGATGGTAAAGTTAGATTACCTGGACCCGGTAAAAAATTAAACGTACTTGATAATTGAGCTACCGCGGAGACTGCATTTCTTGTACTCGTGATAGCTGAGTTATTAAAATTAGTAAAAAGATCGTTAGTAATAATAGAAATTTTATTATTAACGATTTTATAATTAAAATAATGTAATATTATTGACTCGTTTTGATTTAAGAAAGTTGACGTTAATATATAAGAATTATCATAACTGTTATATTTTAAATCGCTGTTAACTAGTTTATCAATTGTTACACTACCATCAGGTGAATCAAAATTAAATGTATTCAAAAAGTAAGTAGATGTTTCTGTATTTCTAGTACTTATCTCATCTATAATTTTCTTTTGGGTATCAAACTTATACAATTCATAACGAAATGTATTTGAACCACCGGCAACGGGGGCTTGAGCGGATAAACTTATATTAAATTTATATATAGAACCGTTATTATAACAATCTTTTGTAATAAATGCAAAACGACTTGCCCATGGTCGTGTTGAGTCTCTTTCAATTATTAAAGGAGAATTTACCTGTTCAATGTAATTGCCATCATATCTAAAAGCATCTATGATTGAAAAAGAACTTAAATCTAAACTAAAAGTATCTTCATATACGTTAATATCGTAAATATCAGAACTAGTAATTTGGTTATATAATGTACTATTAAAAATAAATTTATTATATATAGTATTAAAATTAGAACTAGATAGTGGTTTTAACGTTTTTGTAATTACGTCTTTTATGTATACAGACTTAAAACTATTTATTTTATCGCTGAAACCAGATAGCTTTTCAACTACACCATATCTATTTTCTGATACATCAATTGTATTACCAGATTCGAAAGTAGCATCTTGTATGATATCGATATCAGACGTATTTCTTATTACCCCTCTATTAGGTATAATTTGAATATATTCATTACCATAAATATCAGTTTCAATTTTATCAACTGAACCGTAATTAACTAAATCAGTAATTGAATTAGAAAATTTACCATCATTCGTAATATTTATTCTTTTATTTTCAAGAGATTGATATGAATGAAAATAATGATTTCTTTAATT